CTAAAACATCACCACCCTGGGCACAAAGGCTTCTCCTGCGCTTTGCTCACTCCCCAACGTGTAAAATGTGCTGGGGGAGTTTTGGTTGTTGTAAGTTGTTGAAATCCAGTCGGCATCCCTGACAATATTAGAAATCCTAACCTCGTCCAGGTGGCCGTCATAGCTGTAGGAGTAACTTCCTTCCCCTCCGAGCCTTACCGCGTAGGTCGTGGCCAGGGACGTATTGGTAGCTGTGCCGTTTCCATCATTTGACCCATCCAGATATACTGCTATACCATTGGCGCCGGTTGTGCCGTCCCAGGCCCCGGCGATATGGTGCCAGGTGCCTGTCGTTACCGTAGTGCTACCTCCTAGATCCACAATATGGGCTGATCCATTAGACCCCTTGAAAGCAACGCCGGTGTGTACGCCTAAGAAATAGTCATAATTGCCCGCAGCCCCAAAGTTCTGGTTACCCTTACTAAGAACTGTGTTTAGCGAATTGCTATCAGGGTCTACCCAAGCCTCGATGGTGATCGCGCCTGTGATGTCTAAAGCAGCCAAATCTGCAATATTGATCTCGTCATTACTCCCATCAAATTCATTTCCACCGGCGATTTTTCCGGCAGCGTTTTGTGTCGATCCATTATTTGTGCCGTCACAGTTGTTAGATGTAGAATCATAATGTGTCCCACTCGTTTCTGAGAGATGCCAAACGCCTTTATAGTTACTGTCCCATACCCCAGCCACATATTCCTGGCTAGTCGTCACTCCGCTATCACCATAAACCACGTAGATCGTCGTATCTGTTGAGCTGCTCAGCGAGGGGATCTCAACATGGGCGATCAATTTGCCAGTTGAAGCATCGTAATCTTCGATCTCGAAGTCGTAGGGGCTGCTGCCGTCGGTATTCGGCGAAAAAACCAGATCGGCAGGGACGATCAGTGAGCCAGAAGCCCCACCGTTGCTATCCGTGTTCTGGATATGCCCGCCATTGGCCACAGTTTTGAAACGCACCTCGGTCTCGACGACCACGATGGGGAAATTGGTCTCATCAGCCGAGACCTTGGTGTGATCGATGGTGATAGCGGAGTAGTATGCGTAGGACATATCAGCCTTTTAGTTTCAATGTTCCATTATCGTCGTAAACCACGATGGTTTTCTCGACCAGGTTCCCGCTGCCATCGTCTCGCAATACCTGCACGCTGGCGCGTCGGTTGACTTCATCGATATCTTGAACCCGGGCAAATTCGAGCGTGCCATCGGCGATTTTGGCGTCTTTTGCCGTTTCCACCAGGGCACGGAATGTGGGTTCTGTTGGCTGGGCTGGCTTTGGCTCTTTATTCCCTATCCAAAATGCCTGTTCATCTGCTTTACCTGGATTGACAACATAAAATTGTTCATTGCCCTTTTTGCCGGTCTCTACATCGAAGTAATATGCAATGTGCTTTTCGATGGTTTTCATACCATCTACGCTTTGCTCGACTTCGCAAACTGCCGACTTACCATCAGCGGGGAAGTCAAAAGCATCTTCCCATTGCTGATTCCTGCCAGCCACCGGCAGCAAGAAATCATATTTAGCTTCCAATTGTGCGATCAAATCTGCTCTTTTAGCCATTTCTTTTCTCCTTACGGTAGTCTAAATCCTGCTGAACCAACGAGTACTGCCGTTGGTCCGCTGCCCACACCATCGATATTCCAGCGGATCAAATCTCCTGTCTGAACATCGTCATTCGATGTATTGATCACCGCTGCTGCAGCTGCATCTTTGCTGTCATACTCATTGGCATCGATGGTGATACTCGTGCTCAACATATCCACCCAGGTATGCGCTGATCCGGGGGCTGCTTGCCGTCCACGTTCGATGGAGATAGTGATAACTCCTGACGTGGACGGTGCGGTCACTGCAGCTCCAACACTTACCAGGTTCATGCCATTCATCTCTGGTCCGATGCGCATATAGCCTTTGCCATCCCCCGTTTCTATCGCCGCAGAACCATCCGTGATCTGGATGCTGGCGTTCTTTGTGCCCAGATTCGAGCCTGCTAAAGCATCTGGCGTTATATGCTTTCCTGTTTCGGTGCCAGTATTCACTTCTGAAGCTGACGCCGACGGTGAGTGCTCATCGGCAACGAAGCCAGCCAGGTTGTCGTGGTTGACATTAGACTCGACCACATCGATATCGACTTCGTCGTTGCCGGTGTCATCGGCGATGGATACCTTGCTGGACCCGGCGTTGATCTTCTTGAATTCCAGATCCACGCCCGATTTTTGCTTGAACACGCCTACCCCGGCGGTGCCGACATTACTGGCAGTGTTACTCTCGCCGCCGCTGCCGGGCAGATCATCCCAGTCGATTTTCTTGCGGGTCCCTGAACGTTCGACAACCAGTTTGTCGCCGGTTGTGGGGCTGGCTTCGGCACTCATGCCCCCGATATCCAGGTCGGCGGCTTCGATGCCCAGGGCGTCATGAGTTGCTTTGGTGTGATCGGCGGTGGCTACGGCTCCGGCCTGGGCTGCGGTCACGCTGTGGGGGTTGCTGGTGCTGCCCAGATGCGTATCGATCTGGGCGTGGGTGCTGGTGCCAGTATCCTGCAGATCGCCGTGGGCGATCTGCGCTGGATCCACGTCGATATCGACTTCATCGTTGCCAGTATCATCGGTGATGGTGACCTTGGCCGAACCGGCGTTGATCTTCTTGAATTCCAGATCCACGCCACTTTTCTGCTTAAATACGCCGACACCAGCCGTGCCGACGTTGCTGGCAGTGTTGTCTTCGCCCGTACCAGCCGCCTCTATTGTGTCCAGGCGCCCATCCTGGGAGACCAGTTCGGCATCTAATTCGCCCAGCGGGGCGTTGAAGGTTGCCGCGTCGGCTTCAGCGCCTTCGGCAATTGGGGTATGGTAAGTTGTGGTCATAATTTCTTCACATCCTTATCGGGCAGGCTGGCCAGGGCATTGTGGGCAAATTCGACAAAATAGGCTGCCTGCAACCAAAGTGACTCTAAGAAGGCATCAACAGCCGGGGTATAACGGCCTTTGGCGACCAATTTAGACTCCATGATGTGCTCAGAGCCATCCTGGTCATGGACATGCACACCTGTGACCTGGATCTCTCCGGTTTCGGTCTCTTCATACTGGATGCTGATTTTCTTCTTAGCCATTTTTCTAACCTCTACGTGTACGCAATCGCCTGGACCACACCGCGCACAGTCAACTGGGCTTCGATGCGGGCTGTCTTGGCCACACTGGTGCTGATCTCGAGGGCGTTGTTCTCCTGATCGGGCCTGAATGCGGCGTCGACCAGCTCGTCAGTGATATCCAGCTCGTACCAGCCATTACCAATATCAGAGATATCTCCGCTGAGATCTGAACCGCCATTGAGCTTGATCACCAGATCGCCGATGGCCAGGGTGTTGGCGCCGCTCTCTTCGAAGATGCCGTATACCATATTGATATTGGGCGTGAAGGTGTGCTGGTGGTTGGGCGTACTATGCGAGTGATTCGGCGTTGAGTGAGCATGATTGGGTGTGGAGTGGTAGTGATTTGGCAGAGTGACATTGTGATAATGACTGCCCGCGCCGTGGAGATGCGAGCCGGGCACCGATGCCAGATAGGTGATGTCGGTATTGCCGATACTGGCGCTGGATGACGGCGTGCTGGCGCCACCAGCCCCGCTGGTCGATCCGCCGCCGCTGGGCGTGGTCGATCCGCCGCCGTTGGGTGTGGTTGATCCGCCGCCGCTGGGAGTGGTTGTAGACTGGCCAGCCACGCTCTTGACCGTGCTGCGTAGCGGATCCACCCGGAAGCGGAAGGCGGCATTCTGGATGGATGTATATTCCTCGCCCAACCAGAAGCGGAAATTGGCGTATTTGCTGTTATCCATCTCCTCGCGCCAGGTCAGGGTGTCCACAGAAGCCCCGAGCTGGGGATGGGTACTCAAGATGACGCCTTCCATCGCCTGAGAGGCCAGGAACTCGGCATCGGACATGGCCAGGCGGTCGGTGGTGGAGATCTGCACGGCGGTGGTGCGGGCGCCTGCGGCGTCGGCGCTAAGCGAGCTTTCCACTTCCACGATGATGAAATCGTCGTCCAGGTCGTAGAGCACCGCCCCATCGACCACTTCACGGTAGACCACCCTCATGGTGGTGCCGGGCTGCAGGACCTGGTTGACGTTGGCCAGCTCGAGGCGGTAGAACTTGGGCGGCGTGCTGTATCGGCGCAGATGCTCTAATGATGCCTGTAACAGGAAATTGGCCGCGGCCTGGATATCCTGGGTGGTGTTGGAGAGCGGTCCGATCTCCTTGAAATCGACCACCCGCTCGATCTGGCCATAAGTGGTTTCGGCGTCATCCTCTTTGAGATAATTATTGGCTGTATCCAGGGTGTAGCCTGCAGGGGGACTGTCGGTGGCGTGCGCCAGGGTGATGATAGCGCTGCCATTACCAGAACCACGCGGAATTACACGCGTGAGCAGCTCTGCAGCGTCGGTCTCTTCCTCGAGGGCGGTGATCACCACGATATCGTCGACATCTTCGATCTCCACCGGTGCGTTGACGTGCTGAACAGCCCGGATGCCAGAGTCTTCGAAGCCGCTGGCAGCGCCCAACCAGTCGATCTCTCTGCCCGCGCCTGCGCCCAGGCGCCAGTGCTCGCCAACGTGCTCGCCGACCCGGGCCAGGGCGTTGAGCACTGTTTCGCCGTCGAAGCCGACATAGACTTCTTCGGTGGTGGTGCCGCTATTGATGCTCCAGCCGCTGGGCGCCAGGGCCATGATCTGGGTGGGACCATTGGTGACGCCGGAACCCGCTCCGTCGGTCAGGGACAAATCACCCACCGAGCGGTATGACAGCTCACGAACCAGGTCGTTGCCCGAAACGGTGTAGACCGGGGCGCCCTTGGGGTTGATGGCCAGGACGATATTGTCGATCACGCCCCCGGCAAAATCCTGGACCGTACCATCCCCATCGATGTACCGACAGATGGCGACGCGCTTCTCGGCCAGGGCGCTGATATTGGGGTCGGCGATGCTGACATCGAAGCTGAACTCGCCGCTGGCGGAGAGTTTGCGCGAGGGAGCGAAGCTGACTGGGCGCAAGGGGCCCGCGCCGAGCTTATTCCCACTGCTGTCTTCGATATCGACCCAGAAATTCAGCACGCTCATCAATAGAAGGCTCCGTGATAGACGAATTCCAGCGTGGAGTCCGTGCTCCCGCCGGTGAAGGTGACGGTGATCTCGTTGTTAGCGCCTGGCTGCAGGGTGAACCAGGCTGCCATATCCGCTGTAGCGGCAATGCTCAGGTCGTCGTATGCATCTACGCCATCATTGGTGACCCGCATGGTGCCGCAATCGATGATCAGCTCTTCTCCGCTGGCGATGGTTCCCGAAAAGGTCAGGGTTTCGCCGTCGGTGCGAGCGATCGTCAGGGCGGTTATAGCGGAGCTACCGGCCATGACCTTGATTTGCAGATCCCGCACCGGTGCGCGCCCGGCGTCGCTGGCGGACCCCACCGAACGGTTGATCACCTTGGGGCTGCTGTCCAGGATGTAGATGATGTCGGTATCCAGGTACAGGCCGTCATCCAGGTAATGGCCATCGTCCAGGTACCAGTCCCCGTGGGGATGCTCGCTCTTCCAGAGAGCATCCTGGGTGACGAATAACAAATCGATATCCTGGATCAGCCCTAATTTGCTCTTCTGGTAATCGCGCACAGCAGGCATCTCAACTAATCGAGCATACTGCCATTGCAGAGTATCATCGATGAGCTGGCGATATAGCTTATCCCGGGTGCCGACCAGCGCCCTGATGCTGAAGAATAGATCGCTCATCGCGGACTCGGTAGCGGCATACAGGCGCACGGTCTTGGTGATCTCGACTGCCTGGGGGTGCTTGCGCTGGCCGCTGTAGCCATCCAGGGCCCCGCCATCGGGCAGGGGCTGAAAGTGGCTCGGCGTCTTACCGCTGCCGACGTCAAAGACCTGGTTGTAGTATTCCAGGCTGGTTTGGCCGAATTGCACCAGGCGGTACATTTAGAGCCCCCCCTTCGAGCGAATAGCCCGCAAGACGCTGTTCTCGACGGCCCGCCCGATCACCTGCGGGCTGGCATTGGAACCATTGACGTGCACATGGATATCGCCGACCTTGATCACCTCCATGCTTCCACTCTCCGCAGCACCCATGCTCCCCTGCGCCCTCGCCCCTTGCATAGCCGGGACCATCCCCCCAATACTCAACTGCATACTATCCTGCAGCGCCGCCAGGCTCCTTTCCCACCCCTTTGCAACGCCCAGCCCCATGTTCCAGCCCACCTCCATTTCCATCACCTTCGATGGTGAGCCAATGCCCAAGATCCCTTTAAGCGCATCCAGGGCTTCTTTTGCCACCCAACTTGCCGCATCCCGTATAACCTCAATTCCGTTCTGGATCCCGGCTTTGATGCCATCGATTACACCCCGCCCAACGGCACCCCAATCTATCTGGAAGGCCAGTTTGACCGCTGCTACAATGCCATCGGCAATTCTTTTCAGCGTATCTTTTGCCTTCTGAATACGATCTTCGATCAATCCCCACACCTTATCCCAGGCTTCACGTAAATGTTCGCCAAACGCAGTCCAATCCCCTTCCAAAGCCGACTTCACCGCTGCAAACACGCTTTGGATCGCACTCCACACTGTTTTGAAGGTGTCCTGGATCCCCAGAAAATTATTCTTCCAGGCAAGATAAAGCAAACCCACTGCTGCCACCACCGCCGCAATCGCAATCCCAACCGGCCCCAGCAACACCCCACCAATCGCCGTAAGGATTGGGATTGCCCCCGTCACCACTGTGATCACCCCCCCGATCCCGCTCACCAATCCCCCGATCACCATCAGTAATGGCCCAATCGCTGCCGCCAATCCAGCCACAACCATGATCGCCTTCTTCTGTTCTGGTGTTAGCTCCTTGAAACGCCCGACCAAATCTCGCACCACCGTCACCACTTCTAGTGCGACAGGGAGCAATTCCTTCCCCAGCGCTGCCGCTTCGTCCTTCAGCTGCGCGGTTACGATCCTTGTCGAATTCGCTAGTCCATCCGAAGTATTCCTGAAATCTCCCGCATATTGATCCGTTTGTTCGAACACCAGTGCAAGTGCTGCCTGGGCTTTTGCAGCATCATCGACATTCCCTTCCAGGTCGCCCAGTCCCATCTCCAGGGCTTTGGCCTCGATCATCGCCGCGTTCATCTTTACACCAAATGTCTCCAGCGGGTTGAACTCACCCTTGACCGCCGACTGGATCGCATTGAACGCCTGCGACACATCCGTGTTGAAGATACTGGCCATATCCGCTGAACGTTCCATAAGGTTGATCGTTTTATCAGAAACTTCATCCAGTGGAATGCCCACATTTTTCAGCATTGCCCCCATTTCTGCCGACATCTGGTTGAACTCGGATCTTGATAACCCTACAGAGGTTGCTGCCGTCTCTCCATAGGCATGGATAGCATCACCCGCCTCGCCGAAGACCACGTTCACAGCATTGACAGACTCTTCCAGGTCGCTGGCCATCTTTACTGCAGCCCCCCCAATACCCAGAATCGGTAGAGTCACCCGCGTGGTCATTGTTTTCCCAGCCGCGGAGAGCTCGCTGCCAATCGCTTGCATCTTCGCCCCCACTTCGCTTTTGGCAGCCTCGACATCCTTCATCAGCTGAGTGGCATCACCTATCAGATCCAGGACCGCTTCACCTAAACTAGACACTGTTCACTCCGATCCCCAACATCATCAGATCCGCTTTTGTGGCCTTCTTCACCGGTATATCCTGCGTTGCTCTAACATCCTTCCACATCCTGGCCTCCGCCTCCTTACCTGCTATCAATGTCACCATATCCAGCTGATAAGCAGCCCAATCGTCCTCCACACCCAGGATCTCACTCGGCCTGCGTCCATATGTGCTGCCCAAAAAGTGCAAGGCCTCAAGATTCGCCCTCTTCCGAACGAAACCCTTCGAGATGTTTCGCCCCCTTGTTCGCCCAATCGAAAATGAACTTCTTATCTTCGTAAGAAAGCTCCTTGATACCCAGGGCTTCATCCGTTGGCTCATCTTCGATCTTCGGTTCCACCGCACACGCCTTCGCTACCGCGCTGTACACCTCGGCATACTTAGGGAAATCCGAGAAATCAAAGGATTTCATAAACTCATCCGGGTCGAAATCCCCTTCCTGCTGCGCTTCCTCGAATACCCCCATCAAGGTGTTGGGGATCTCGCCGTTCATCACCAAATCAGTCAGCGAGACCTTCTTCAAGCGCATCTCCAACCCACTTGGGAGCGTCACCGCTTCCACCTGCGTCTCACGCCATGCTTTCAGATCCATACAAGCCTCCCGAAGACCCACAACTGCAAAGCAGGTGGGACTGAGCCCTCGCGCAGCATCCCCGAAGGGGGACAAAAGCGACCCGCACCCAGCGAAGCTGGACCGGGGAGCCATGCGGGGTTAATGTCTATTGTTTACTGGCCACCGACTACCCAGTCGCTGCCGCATCCTGCATATCGTACTGACCGAACTTGTACTCGCTGGTACTCTCGTCCAGGTCCAACAGCGCCTCGAACTGCACCGGGATCAACACTTTGTCGTCCTTCTTGAACTCCATCCCCACTTCACCGGCGAAAAAGCCGCGTGGGATGTAATACTGGGCCGCATAGCTGGCCCCATAAGCCGACTGGGCGCTGCCCCGGAAGAGCATCGCAAACTCCGTCACGCTCTGCCCGCGGTGGAAGCCCAAAGTGCGGAAACCCATCGTGCTGGTGCCTTCCGCTGTGTCCGTCACCGTCACCCCGCCCAACACCTTGGCCAGGATCTCCAGCGTCGATCGCACGATATTGGTCTCGATCTTCAGGCTCTCCTCGCTGCGGATCACCTTCACAGCGCCAGTATGCTGGTCGGCGAACAGCTTCTGGATCTCCTGCCCGGAGACGACCTTCACGCCACCTTCTGTCTCGGAGATCTCTGTCCACGAGCCGTCTGGAGCTGAGTCCATCGCAGGCTTAGCTGTCTCGGCAGTCGCCACATACAGCACGCCCACACCAAAGAGAATTTCATAAGCATTTTGAATTGACATGTTCCTTACTCCTTATTCAGGATTTCAACATAGCCATCAGCCTCATACTGCTCGGCCAATGCCTTCTCCATCTGGGTTACCGTCCCCGGTCCGCCTACGCCACCAATCCCGCGGTAAGGCAGCACCCGGATATGCACCATCCCCTTCTCTGCCTTTGGCAGCTCAGGGGCCTCCTCCGGGGCTTCCACCAAAGTCTTATCCTCCAACTGCTCCAGATCTTTCCCCTTATTTTCAAGTTCATTCTTCCTAGCCATCTTTGTCTCCTTTCTGGCTAACTAATGCCTATTTCACCAATGCACGCCTCGAAAAAAACCATCCCCATCCAAGCACTCGAAGAGTGCGCAGGACTCCCGCAGGGAGTTCCATTCATAAGCCTATCTCCCCGACACAGGCTTCAAAAAATACCATTCCCATGTCCATGCCCACCTCCTCATCAAACAACATCGACAACCCAGATATTGGCAGGAACCAATACATTAGGGCATCATCGCCCGTCAGCGTCACCACCTCTCGATCCGTGTTCCGGCTGATCGTCACCAATTGGAAGAAAACCGATGTCACTGCTGTAGTTCCATCTCCATAAATACGGATCTCCAACCTTGGTTGCTGCACCGGCACGAAGATCTCAGGGCTGCCCCCATCCAAACGCACCATAATCCCCGCATCCCCCACCGTCCAGCTTTCCCCATAGCGGTGCTTCGCCGCAACCCGCGTCCCCACCAGATTTCCCAGATCGGTATCAGCTAACAAATATTGAATAATCGCTTCGAGACTATCGATCATGCGCAGCTTCTCGCTTTAGCGAAGCGGAGCACTCCCGCCGCCGCTGAGAATTGCATGGCTCCCCAAAGGGGCCAGCATTCGAAGCGGGGGATAGGGAGATCCACATTCATAACTTATGTCTCTCTAAAATTTGCGGTAGATCTGCTTTTGTTTCTTCAACCGCATCCGTAAGAAAGTGATGCACTTCTGGGTCATAGTGGTCCTGGTGGATCTTCAAGGCATAAGCTAATCCAGATCCAAACTCCAACACTACCCTCAAACCCTTCCGCATTGCTCGGACCAGTTTCCCACCCAGTTCATAACCATCATCATCAGAGCCCCAGCTATAACCGGGCTTTGCTGTATGGATGCTGCGTTGTAAATGAGCTGTACGCTTACCGTGACCGCCACCAACCACCCAGGTTTTCCCAATACGCTCTGAAGGCCTCAGCTTGGGTTTGGCCCTCCCCTCAGCTCTCAACCCAAACTCCCCAATCGCAACCTCCATCCGCTTCAACGCTTCCTCCACCACCTCATCCCCCCGCCAATTGAGAGTAAATCCTTTTCCTTTGATGGTTTCCATCTCAACTTCGCATTTCCAAGATAGTCGTTTTATGATGAGCACTGCCCCTTCTACGTACTAGCAGCTCCTCCACATAGAACTTCTCGCTCAGGGTCGTACCATCCTCCAGCGTCACATTCACCAGCCGATCCTTCTCCTGGATATCCTCATCATGAGCAAATAACCCTTTATAGACTGTCACGATCAGCACCGCGGCATCGTCATCGCTGACCCTGCGCTCGCGCTTCTCCACCAGCCGGAAGGGCACATCCGTGCGAGATCCTGCACTCCAGCTCTCTGTTTTATTATTGTGTACATCCACACCGGAACCGCTGTCCCGCTCGACATCACAACTATGGATCAAGTGCTGATCAATACCCATAAAATCACACCGCCGTAAATCGCAGCCTCCCCATCACCCGCTGCCTCTCCCGTTCCCAGTTTGATGGCGCAGTGAACGAATACTCCCCACCCACACTCTCCTGAAACATCGCCGTGCGCTCCAGCTCGATCCGCACCAGGTCGATGATTACCTGCGTGCGCTTCTTGCGCTGGTCCTGCGGCACATACTCCACCTCCACCATCTCTGCCCAGATGTTATAGATCCGCTCGATGCGCCCCTGCCCTGCCCACACATAGAACTCCTCATTCTCTGTCAGGGCATTACCCGTCGTGTCGCTCAGTTGGGTGTACTCCGTCACGCTCGAGACGGACAGGATCGGCCTGTTAAGGTAGATGTTCTTCGCCTTCCCACGCACCGTCTCCGTAATCGTCGTGCTCTCATTCACATACGGAGCCCCAATCGCCTCCGTGATCTCCGCCTCGATCCGGGCGATCACCGCATCCAGCTCTTCATCCGCCAGGCTGGTCTTCACCTGTGCTTTCACTGTAGCTGCAGAAACCAAATTCGACATAGCACACCTATCTTGGAGCGGGATTCCCAATTCCCTTGAATTGGGAATCCCTACTCCTTACTTCCTAAGCCGTCTTCAGATAGTACAGATAAAACGCCAGCTCCCCGGCGCTGATACTGCCAAAATCTGCCCCGCCGGTCACCGTCAGACGTACCGTCTGAGCTGCATTGGTGCCATCCAGGCTGTCACTCTGCCCCAGGGCAGAAGCGCCCACCGTGGCTGCCGCCAACACACTCTGGTCCGTCACTGCACTGAAGCGGTCCAGGTCACCAGACACACCCGCCTGCAGCACCGCCGTGGTATCACCAGTGAACCCGGTTCCCACCACAGCCTTCCAACCCAGGGGGATTGCCCCCGCAGGCAGTTGCATGGTCAGGTCTATGTACCCGGTCGCATCGCCGTTATCGGTGAAATCGCCATAACCGATGCTGGACTGTGAGATCACGCCAATCGATGGCACGCCCGCGAACTCAACCCATTCGGGTTGCAGAGCCGTTCCCACGTTGATATAACGCTCGCCGTTGGTCGTATCCACCAGCACTGCGCCAGGAGCAGCGCCCCGGGCTGTGGCTGTCACGCCCGCCGTGGTCGTCGTCATCGTCACCGTAGGGGATGTGCCCGTCAGGCTGTTCGTGCCCACCGCAATCGCCGGTACTGCCAGCTTGGCCAGGTTCCCGCCGAAAGTGATGCTCACATTCCCGATGCCGCTGCTCAAGTCCACATCCGCCACCGTCACCTCGCTGGAGCCGATCGAAACCAGCGCCCGCAAAGCCGTTTGGATGTTGCTGATCAGCGTAGCGTTCGTCGCGCTCCAGGTGATCGCCGCCGTGGTGAACCCGTCATACGTCAGCGTGAACGTACCGCCCGTAGGCGTCCCGCCAATCTCCAGGTTCTGTACCTCATTCACACCATCCGACGGCGCCCCGGCATTCTCGTAATACAGTTGTCCTTCGATAATCATCATGCACCTTCCTTCGTCTCCAGGTGCGCTGCACTTTCTCCATAAGGGAGTGCAGTGCACCTGGGACTGTTTACTGGTTACTGATCACTGGAAACTGCTAGATGCCGGTCACCTTGCAGAACGCAGCCGCCCGATAGATCACCAAAGTGCAGCGCTCATCGATGCGGATGGCCTGCTTGCCCTTGATGAAGTAATCGCTGTGGCTGTCCGAGATCTTGATATCGGCGCCAGCCTTGCGGAACAGTTCAGAGTACAGCGCAAAATCACCCAGCAATGCCGTGTTCTCTGTCTCAGCTGTAGTGATCACCGCGGGCAAACCCCAAATGCGCTCCGGGCCAGCCTCAGCTGGTGAACCCCAGATATAGATCCCATCTGTGGTACGCAGCAAACGGATCGTCTGCCAGTCGTTGGGGTGGAAGACCACCGCGCTCGGTTCAGCAAAGCCCGTGTGCCGCACCAGCGTGATCCCTTTGTAGACCGCATCCGGCACCGGGTCAGAGCCTTTGGCCTGCGACTGCACGCCAGTTTTCACCAGGAACCCCGTGAATTGGGGTGCCGTTCCGGTTCCGGTCAGCAGATAATCCTCTTCCTTCAGGTCCAACATCACGCTCAGGCGGTTGTCGATCAGCGAGCGCATCCCTGCAACATCGTCCAACTGCTCGTCTGTGACGGGTAAGAACTGGGCGATCTTACGGATCGTCTCACTGCGCTCGGTGAACTCCAATGCAGCCTCAGGATAAGTACCACCCTCGGCCACAGCAGCCGCGGCGTTGGTGAACGTGGTCTCTTCCATATACACCACTGCAGCCTGGCTGGTGGGGGTGTTGGGCATCAGGTCAGCGACCAAAGGGCGCCGGTGGGCATAAGGCACCACCTTCCCCGTGCGCACACTCTCCGGAGCAAAGCCAGCGCCGGTTTCCATCAGCGTTTTGAACTCATGCTCCGGGAAGCTGGCCACGATATCGCGCCCATTCTCCCGTTCTTTATATGCCTTGCTTTCAGTGAACTGCTCACCCAGACTCTTGGCCTGCGCTCGCGGTTGGGGATCTCCGCCTTTCTGGCTACCCGGCAGCGGAAGATCCAGCTCTGAGCGCTGAGCTTCCTTGATCTGGCGCTGGTTGTCCTGGAAGATGTGATCCATCTCCTTGGCCTCATCCAGCTCCCGACCCAACTCGGTCAGCTCGTTGTTCAACTCTCGGACCTTTTCCACCATTTCAGGGGACATATCGTACTTAGGCTCATCGCCATCCATCACCTTGTGGTCATCGAATATACGCGCCAGTTCGTCACGCTTGGCGTTGATCAGATCTTGAAGTTCTTTTACAGTCTTCATCGTTCTAACTCCTTGTCAGTAGTGCGCACTCGCCAAAGGCGTGCGCCATTTACATATTTCCAGCTAACTGCGCCTCCACCCTCATCCACTCCCCAAGCACTTCCCGCACCTCAGCCTCTGAAGCCTTTGGCTCGCACTCACGAATGATCGACGTGATCGCCTCGTCCATCTTCGCCAGCCGCTCCAAAACCTCCTCAGTCAAAGTGCGCCCTTCATGGGCACGCAGGTCCTTGCGGTCCTTCACCCGTCTCACATAATCCTCAAGGGTGGACGCCACCCATAGAGAATGCTGCGTGAAGTTCATCCCGGACGCCGGGAGCCCCTTCACGCCAGCCGTAGCCGGGTTCATGCCCCAATTCACATCACTGATATCGAACAGCTCCACATCCAGCATATAGCGGATCCACTTCTCCTCCTCCAGCTCCTCCCGCTTATACTCGTGCAGCTCGTAAGCGTAGCTCATCTCGGTGATATCCCCTTCCTGGATGCCCTTGAACACCCAATCCGCCAGTGGGATACCCTCGTAATACTTGCGCTTCACCAGCACCCCGCCCGAGGCCTCCGGCGCCCATTCCAGCACCTTCTCTGGAAGCTCATCCCGCTCCACCTCCCGGATCTCCTTGATGCTGGCGATCGGCGGTTGCCAGGCATCATGGTTCCATAAGAATCTCACCCGCTTCCGCTCACCATTATCCAACCGCTTCCCGAAAGAACCATTCACCGAAACATCCCCTTCCTCGTCGATATTGCCATGCACCGCAAAGATCCCCGTCACAGTGCGGCTCGCTTCATCGATACTTTTTATAAAATGCGGAAAAGTTTTCAGCTTCATAACACCTTACTCCTAACTCTCGAAATACGGCGCAAACACCCTCACACAATTCGGGTGCTGCAGCGGATTCTTGATCCCGCTCGGACCTTCATCCGGGTGATCGCTCTGCGTCCATGCCAGTGATCTCACCTGCCCCGCAATGAAAACGCAGTTCTCATCCGAGTTATCGAACCCGTCATCCAAAACCAATACCTGCTTCACCCCGGCATCCTGATACCGGTTGATCGTCCCCGTGTTCTGCGCCCACCCTGTCTCGCTGCGGGCAATCGTCCTCGCCCGCCCTTTATAAGTCTCATCCACCACCTCCCGGATCCCACGGATACCCTCTTCAGGATCTCCCCTCACCAGCTCGTCCACACTCCACCCCTGCTCATTGCCGTACTGTAATACTTCTCGCAGCGCATCCTTCGTCGTATCTGTGATATCCACCACCCGTTCCCCTGCTTTACCCAACAACGCCGTCACCAGCGGATCATTCAAATCGAAAGCCACCTCCACCCCCAGCGCCACATTCCACACCCCCCAGCTTGCCTCCAACACCTGCGCATAAAATCGCTTCACAACAACTTCCAAACCTGATACGTCTTCAGGTGTGATCAACTCATCTGCTTCAAG